TGCTGAGTTCCGAGTATCTTAACCTCGAGGGTACAATTAGGCCAAAAATCAAGAACTGTTTGATTGATATTTTTGGCCCCTATAATCATTGCTATGAAGTAGTGATGTCAGGCGCGACGCGGATCGGGAAGACATATATGGCTTGCTGTGCTTTCTCTTACCATATATATAAACTAAGTTGTCTCTATAACCCACAAACCCATTACAAGTTATCTCCGGGTTCTGAAATTGTATTTACAATGCAATCTCTAAAGGAAGCCAAGGCTAAACGTAATTTTTCTGAGTTCAAAGGAATGATTGACGATTCAGAATATTTTAAAAAGTATTTTCCATTGCAAGGCAGGGCCAAAAACTATGCTGTGTTTCCGGGAAACATAATTGTAAAGCCTATTGCAACAACCAACACGGCAGCAATGTCTGAAAACGTGTATGCGGCTTTTATTGACGAAGCCAATTTTCTGCAAGTTATTAAAGGTTCGGCACATCAAGCCCTTGACGAACAGTATTACGACCAAGCAACTGTCTTATATCAGACTATCAAGGACAGGATTCAGAACCAGTTTAAAGATATGGCAACCGGGGAGTGGCCCGGCAAACTATATCTCGCATCTTCTGCTAACCATACAGACGACTTTATTCAAAACAAGATTAGAGAGTCAAAAAAATCAAATCATATTTATGTTATGGATTATCCTTTATGGGAAGTAAAGGACACAGATAAATATTCTGGTAAAAAGTTTTGGGTACAGATGCCGACGGAACTTGATGGTGGGGCAGTTTTTGAAAAAAAGCCTAAAATAATGACAAATGATATTATTGAAATCCCAATTGAACTTAAAGATCAATTTGATGCAGATTTACATGCTGCAATCAGGAATGTGGCCGGAAGACCTATTTCAAGGGAATCAAAATTCATTCCGTCACATGTTCTTTTACAAAATATTGAAAATTATAATCAATATTATCAAAGTCAGCAAATATTTACTGTACAAGAAATATGTTTGAATGATGTGATGGATATTAGGTCATTATTAAACATAGAATTTATTAAAACTATTAATCCATTTTTCACATTTCATAGTCATTGTGATCTATCTTTATCCCAAGATGCATCCGGGATTGCATTTGGAGCTACTGTAGGTGCAGTTACAACTAAAAAGAAAGAAACATTGGATGTAGACACTAAAGAAAAAGTTGAAATTGTAGAGGCTTCAGCCCCTGTTTATGCAATTTTTGGCCTATTAAAAATAAATCCTCCAAATAATGGACAAATTGATATATCTAAAGTAGAAAAACTGTATCTTACTATAAAAGAATATTTGACAAATTTTACATCTTTTTCAGCAGATAGAGCGTACAGTATTACATTAATTCAAAATTTAAGAAGAAATGGGGTCACATCACAATATCTGTCAGTAGATAAAACAACCAATGCTTATATTGAAAAGAAAAATTGTTTGACAGAAAATCGACTTTGGATACCAGAACATGAAGCACATAAAAAAGAATTGAAAGGACTTATTTTTAATATAGAAAAGAATAAAGTAGATCATCATGCTCGTGGTTCGAAAGATGTTTCAGATGCAGTAGCTGGTACAGTATATGTTTTATCGAAAAGAAAAGCCACTTATAAGAAAACAGATAAACCAAAACAGTTACATGAAATGCGTAAAGAAAGTGGAGAATATAAAAAGAAATCAGATAGGCCGAGCTACGGCGTAAGGCCACGATCATCTAATAGATCCAGAAAATGGCAAAGGAGGCGGTAATGAAGGCTACTTTGGAATTTAATGAAGAAGAAATTAACGAATTTAAATTAGCTGTAAAAGGATCTGATTTTTATTATGCTTTATCTGAAATACAAAATGAACTACGAGATTATGACAGATATTCTAAACAAACTAAAGACTGCATTAGCAGAGTAAGGGAAATAATATATAATTGCGGGATGGGCGAAATAAAATGAATTTACAAGATGCTTTAAAAAAAGCCAAACAAACCACAGAAGAATCGAGGGCTAAATACAGAGCCAAACAATTAAATAGGTCAATTTCAGTAACAGGTCTTATTCAATACTTACAAGAACAATTAACAGTAAATAATTTTGGACCTATGCCGCCAATGACCAAAGAAAATAGATGTAAAATTAATGGGTTTATTAAATTCTTGAAAAATAATGGGTTTAATGATAAAGATATCTATCTTTTTATTGACAAGTGCGTAGAAAACTGGTATATGTTACAAAATATCGACATGTACACTGACAAAAGAAAAAAATACAAATTGGATACGAGGCCAAATTTGGTAGATATTATCCATTGTAAAACTCAAATTTTTAATGAATTGAACCAGGAAAAGGACGAAGAAATTGACCTTTTAGACGCTTGGGGGAACATGTGAGAACATTATTTTTGGCAATTAAGTATTGGTGGCAAGGAGATGATTGGGATAAAGCATGGTTATTTGCAAAAGTTATTATTAAGGGATTTAAATGAAGTATTTCTGGCAAGACGAAGAAGAAAATCAATGGATATTACCTGTCATTCTTGATAAAGATATACCAATATCATATACAAAAGACCCCGGAACAGAAATAAGGAATAAACTTGAAGCGATCTTTAAGTACATGAACGGAACAAGGAATTTTATTCTACTTATTTCTAATCGTACGGCCTTTGTAAATTCTTTTTTTTATTATATTGGTGTAACATGGATGGCAAATTACAATAAAACTTTTGAAATTGTAGATTTGGGCCATATCAAGGAGGACTATACCCTTTTACAAAAAATGGAATATGCTCCATTACTTATGGTGCCTTATGTCAACACCGACACATATTCTCTTAGGGATGTGCGGGATAGGATTGGAGCTATTTTAATTAAGAGACAAGTACGGTACATACCAACAATCATTGAACTTTATTCAAGAAAGGCAGCAACAAATCTATCGCAACAAGAAATTCTCGGCTTGTTGCAATCTCTGTCATCTATTTATGGAGATAATTGTGCTGGTAGCTTCTTAGACAAGACATCCAATTGTAAGTTGATTCGGTTAAAATAAAAAGGAAAATAAAATGGCAAGCTTAGAAAAAATTACAGTAGATGTGACACAAGAAATTATTCATGATCAAATTAAAAAATTAGCAGAAGCACTTTATGAACAAAGTAAAGTAAAATTAACAGATGTTAGAATTGATTGGCATGATTTTACTAGAATATCTTCTTATATAGAAGAGATAAGAATAGAAACTTCAAAAAAAAGATAAAATTATGAAAAAAAAATTGGTTATCTACTTAGCAACCCCATATTCCTTGCAAATTAAATCAAAAGAAATTGGCCTAAATCGTCCTGACTATTCAGAACAAGATAAAGAAATTCGGCAAAAAAGGTTTGAAGCAGTAAATGAAGTGGCGGGAAAATTAATTCGGGCGGGATTTGCTGTTATCAGCCCCATCTCCCAAAGCCATCCTATTGCAATTCAAGGAGATTTTACCGGCACATTTGAAGAATGGGCTGATATGGATTATAACTTAATTGGCAGGTGTGATATGGTATTTGTATTTTGTCAAGATGGTTGGGAAAGATCAGAAGGCACACAAAAAGAAGCCGCCTTTGCCATTGCAAATAAAATTCCAGTGTTCAGGATTGATAAAAACCTTAGAATTTTGGGGGTTCAATAATTATGACAGGAAAAAAGTATTATCAGAAATCAAATATAATAGAAAAAGTTTTATTTACAGAGGCAGATTTGTTATTATGGGAAATTGTAAACATAAATGATACTGGAAATGGATTTGTGACATGCGATTTAGAAGCAGATGATCCAAAAATAGAAGGAAGCAAATTAAAACAAATTGTAAATTATCGTACTATTGGACATAGACATATAGAAAATGAAAATTTTATAGAAATAATGGAACTTATAACGGAAATACAAGATGGAATAGAATCTAATATTGAAAAAATAAAGTCACAAATTTTAAAATAGGGTGATAGGTGATGTAAAAAATAGTAACGCATCCTTTATATATAAGGTGTAAAAAGGTAATTGAATCTTGTGAAATACAAGAACAAGCGGGAACCGCCTTTTCTTATATAAAACTAGCTGAAAAGAAAACAGATGTTAAACTTACGAATGATGTAAATAATCTAAAAAAATGGGTAGAACATCTTAGGGCATGAATGAAATTGAGACATGAGATTTACAGGAGGTTATGTGGAATTAGATGAAATCAAGAAAGAATATTATAAAATACTTGAAATTTTGGCACCAATTAATGGCAAAACAATAGAGGAACTTGACAAAGAAATATCAGACGCAATGGAAGATTGTAAGAACGTAGATGACATAATGATTAGAGCATCGGAGATATTTGATGAGTAGTATCGGAATTGGAATTCTAAAATCTGTTATAGTACAAAATTTACCATTTTCAGAAATTATAGAACATGGTATAGACGATACTTTCCTGCAAGGAGCAGAAAAAGATGCTTATAACTTTGTCAAACAATTCAAATACAAACATAACCAGTACCCAAACCTAAAAACTATTGAAGCCGAAATTCCTGGAATTTCTTTTACGGCCTTGCCGGAAGAACCTGTTGAATATTGGGCCACAGAAATAAAAGAAAGAAAGAAATTTTGGCTGATTTCAAACCTTAATGGCCAAATCACAGAACATCTTAGAAAAAACAATATAACAGAGGCCGTGGCGGAATTTAAAAAGGTAAATGATGCCCTGTTAAGGATTAATCAGGAATTTTCTGTCGAAGATATTGCTAAAATTCAAGAAGAAGTGCTGAATCGGCATGATAAAGTACAGAGAACAGCCGGAATTGCAGGAATACCTTATGGGTTCCCTATTCTTGATAATCTTACACACGGCCAACAAGGAGGAGATTTTAATGTAATAATTGGGCAAACAGGGTCTTGCAAATCCTATTTCAGCATTAGTTGTGCAAAATCAGCATATAATGCCGGTAAAAATGTAATGGTAATCAGCCCTGAAATGCCCCCAGAACAAATTGCAAGAAGGGTGCTGGCTATTCAACTTAGCCTTCCAGATAAAGACATCAGAAAAGGTAATTTGTCCATGTTCGCTGTTCAAAAAGCTAGAAAAATAATTAACGAACCTATTTCTATAGAAGGGGAAGAACAAAATAACTGGTTTAAGATTTTGCCAAGCGGTCTTTATTCGGATGTAAATCATGTAATATCTGTGGCATCAGAATACAAACCTGATCTATTGGTTGTTGATGGTTTTTATTTATTGAAAAATAATTCACTTAAAGCAAACTCTGGGTGGCAGATTGATGAATCTGTTATTTTTTTGCTGAAAAATTTTTCTATTCATTCTAATTTACCTATTTTAGCCGTGACCCAATACAATCGTTCCAGTCCTGGGAAATTAGAAGGTGCTCGTGGTTCACAATCTGTAGAGCAAGTGGCATCTAATTTTTTTAGTTTGGAATTTGAAAATCCATCTGATAGAGATTCCCAACAACCGATTCAAACTCGGATATTGAAAATCAAAAAAAGCCGGGACGGAGATTCCGGGGTATTGAAATATGAATTTGATTTTAGAAAAACAAAAATCACAGAATTAGACATGACCTCCGGTAGAGAGAATTTGGACGAAGACCTCGACTATATGGCAACGTTATAATTGCAATATAACATTATATATGTTAATGTGCAAAAAAAAAGGGGGGATGAATGCTAGAATATATTTTAAAACTAATGGAAGAAATTGAAGGAGACAAACCTTTGGAATATGAATATGAAGCAGACGGTCGATATAATTGGCCTGATAGATGGTATTTTTTAAAAAAAATGTTAAGAAAACTTATTGACAAATAAAATTAGTTATGATAGAGTGATTTAAACAATAAAAAAAGGAGATTGATTATGTATGTATTATTTGAAGAAGTAGAATATGGTCTTGATTGTGTTATAGGATTTGTTTCTGCACATGAAAATAAAAATGATGCTATTAAGGCAAAACAAGATTGTGAATTTAATGATCAGGAAAATGATCCTCTTGGGATTAGTTTGCCCGAATATTTTATTTCTGAAATATTTGATGGATGTGGTTTGGGAGATTTAAAAAAGGAAAAATAAAATGAAAATATATGAATATATAGGAAAAACAAAAATAACTGGAGTTTGGTATGACGAATATATGAAAATAGAGGACGAAAACGGTGCAGTTTTTAAGATTAGATTGCAAGAACTGCCAAAAATTACAGAAATATTTACAAAAATAATAAAAGATTTTGGATTATAAATAAATAATATTCTATAATCAATGTACTTTAAGTACTGCCCATTTTTTAAGCCCTTATTGTTAATTCGATAGGGGCTTTTTTATTTCCTACCTACTATGTACAATACTTGTACATCCTATCTACACTAAATTTTTCAATAAAATATAGATATTTTCAATAAATGTGCATTTTTTGTACATTTTATATACATTTTTTGTATATAAAACTTGACAAGAATATACTTACGTTCAATATTATAGATAATCTTAATAATATTAATAGGATATATTTATGCCTTTACCAAAACCCAAAAAAACAGAAAATAAAGATGAATTTATAGAAAGGTGTTTAGTAAGTCCTTCTATACAAAAAGAATTCAGTACTAATGATCAGAGAGTTGCTGTGTGCAATGCACTTTGGCTCAACGTTAATGAAAAAAAAGAAGAAACTTCGAGTCATTTTGTAAAGATAACTAAGACAGACAAAATTCATAAGGTAGTAAAAGGGATTGTATATACTGCCGGGGATGTTGACACTGATGGTGAAACCCTTTCTAAAGATGATGTTCAAAAAGCTTGCTGGAATTTTTTAGCGCAACGTAAAGAAAAAAATATTGATATTCAACATGATTGGCAGCAATCAGGTTGTTATGTCGTTGAATCTTATATGACAGAAAAAGATGACCCAAACTTCCCTGAAAATTCTTGGGTAATGGCTGTAAAATGCACGGATGAAATATTTGAAAAAGTAGTTCACGGCGATCTTAATGGTTTTTCATTTGGGGGTTATTCAGAAAAATTTGTTCAAAGAGTTATGTTAGAAATTGCAAAACAAATTATGGGGGAAACCAACGAAAATCTGAACAAAGATATTATTCCGGCTCATAAACATAATTTTATTTTATGGTATGACAATAACGGAAAATTAGTTAAAGGACATACTGATACAGTTAATGGGCACTCCCACACTATCACACATGGAACAGCCACGGATATTTCTGTTGCGCATAGTCATGGAGTAGATATCACAAGTGAGAATTAAAATATGGCTAAAGTAAAATCAATTATAACGGAGGCAGACGTTACATTCCTAAAGGACGTGGAAGTTGAATATGTGTCTCTCGTAGGACATGCTGCAAATCGTCAGCCGTTCAAAATTATCAAAGGCGAAGTTAAAGGAGACAAAGCTATGCCGAAACAGACCATCTATAATGTCCTTATTAAAAAGGGCGTTACAGAGGAAAAACTTCAGGAGCTTGTGGATGAACATAAGTTTTCTGTCGATCAGAAGGACGAGACAACCCTTGAAGGGTACGATGTCTATAAACAGATCGAAGATGATGAAGTTAACCTTGACACAAGAAAAATGGCCGCACTTACTGAAGACACTTATGTAATTGTGGCGGACTTGAAAGAAGATTCTGAAAAGGAAGGGCTGGAAAAATCTGAGTTTGAATATGAAACTATGGAAAAAGTCGCAGATGCTTTATTTTCAATGATGGATATTGTTCTCGGAACTATGCGACAACCTGAAGCAGAAAATCGGAAAGAAATGATTATTTCTGCGGTTACAAATTTTTCCAGTTATGTCGATGCTGCCCTTTCTAACATAAAATCTGAGGAGGTTCTTGAAGATTTTGAAATCAAAAGCGAAATCATTAAAGAATTTTTCAAAACAGATGATGTGGATGAAAAAGATACATTCGACCCAGAAGTATTCAAACAAGAATTTGAAGAGACACTCAAAACTGAGTTCGAAAAAATGATCAATGAAAAAATCAACCTGGTGAAAACTGAACTTTCTGAAATCAAAGATAATCTCAATACTTCTTTAAATGAACAGTTTGAACTCTATACCAAAAAAGAAGATATGGAGAAAAAACTTAATACAGTAAAGACTGAACTTGAAGATCTCAAGAACACCACGAAGAAAAGAAATAGTGAAATTGATGAAAATGTGACTAAAATTAAGAAAACTGAGAAACGGAAAGCTAAACCCGGCCAGTTTAAAACTTTTGTATAATATAGGAGATTTAATAAAATGACAGACTCACGGAAAATTATTGAAAAAGCGGATCTTGCAGTAAGCCAGATGGTATCTGATGGTGGGTATCTCAATCCTGAACAGAGCGATACTTTTTACCGCAAACTTATTGACGAACCTACCCTTATTAATAGGGTAAGGACAGTTCAGATGAACAGCCCCAAAATGAATATTGATTCGATTGGATTTGGTTCTCGTATTCTTAGGGCCGCTCCTGGTTCCAACATTGCTCTCGATGCTGCTGATAGAGTTAAACCGACATTTGGCCAGGTTCAGCTCGACACTGAAGAGGTTATTGCTGAAGTTCATATTCCTTACGATGCCCTCGAAGATTCTATTGAAAGGGGCGCTCTTGAGAATACTATTATGCAGATGTTGACAAGCCGTGTAAGTCTTGACCTGGAAGAATTGTTGATTAATGGGGATACCACTTCTGCTGATTCTTATCTTGCTCTTTTTGATGGTGCTTTGGCTCTGGCAGGACACACTGTTGATGGTTCAGCTCTTACAGCCATTAACAAAGATGTATTTAAACCTGCACTTCAGGAAATGCCAACTCAGTATCTGCGTAACCTGAATGCAATGTCCTTTATGATGAGTTGGCACAATATCTTCGAATATCGGGATGCTCTGGCTGATCGTACTACTGGCGCTGGTGATGATTTTTATCTTAACCGCCCAACTGTTTACGCTTTTGGTGTACCGATTGTTCCTGCTGCTCTTATGCCTAACGATGAAGTTCTATTCACATATCCTCAAAACCTGATTTTTGGTATTCAGAGAGATATCATGATTGAAACCGACAAAGACATTCGTGCCCGGAATATGATTGTGGTTCTTACTATGAGAATCGCTATTCAATGTGAAGAAGCCGACAGTATTGTCAAAGTTGACAGCATTTCTGTTTAATTGAAATAAAGTCCCTTGAAACATAGGGACTACACTTTATAAGGAGAAATAAGTAATGAAGAATTATATGGAACAGTTTAGGGTTACTCTTGCAACGGGGGCTGAAGATTACACTGCATCAGGAAGCAAAACTCTTGATGGCGTATCCGATCTTAAAGTACTGAAAAGTAAACTTTATGATACTTCCAGTTCAGCGAATGCTTTCGCTAGTCTTTCTGCTGGGGATTATGTGAAAATCGCCGGGTTTGAAGATTACAAAACTGAAAATAATGGAATCCTGCGAGTTGTTGAAGTTGGATCTTCTGGTGAATGGGTAACTTTTGATCGCCCTTTGGTTGATGTTCATGAAGATGATATTCCGAGTGGTGGTATCACTATGTACAACACCCCCAAAACTTGGACTGTGACTGGAGTTACCGTTGCTAATGCATATATTGCTGGCGCAGTAGATTTGACTAATCATGAAGCATTTGGCCCCGAAGATTTTCGCGTTACCGCTGCTAATACTGTTACGTCTTTTGCTGAAATTAATAGTGATACTGATGGAGATGATATTCTTATTTTTTGGGCAAAAGTTTCTGAAGGTTAATTTTCACTTAATGGGGATTTTAATAATCCCCTTACAGGAATACTTAAATGGATTTAATTGTTACTCCAGCATATCATACTTCAAATAGTTATGGAACTTTAGAACAAGCAGAAACTTATTTTACATCTTATGATAGATTGAGTACTTCTGCTACTTGGGATGATCTTACAGATACCCAAAAAAAGTTTGCTTTAGTTCTTGCTGCTAATATATTGAATACATTTAATTTTCGAGGTGAAAAATGTAACAAACAACAAAATCTTGCTTTTCCAAGATTATCATACCAATTACTTTTAAATGGTTGGAAACCCATTGCTTCTTTTTATGATATAAAATACGAAACTATCTTAGAAAATATAGAATTTGAAATAACCAACAATAAATTTGTTTCAACCAGCACGGATGCAGATGAGTTTTATGATTACATTGACAACAAAGATATTCAAATTGGTCAATTAATAAAAGTAGTTAGAAGTGGTACTGAATATCTGACTATTAATGATATGGATATTGATGGACAATGGATTCAAGTAAAAGAAGATATCGAAGAAGAAACTGATCTTACTACATCTATTTATGCTACTGATATATTTGGATTTCCTGATAAAATAATGTTGTCACAATTTGAATTAGCATATCAAGTAGTAGATACAAAACTTTTTCAGGGAACTATTGGAAAAGAAGTAGAACAGCCAATTACATCTATTAATATTTCAGGAGGTATGAGTGTACGGTATGCTTCCGAAATGTTTAAAATAAATGTTTTTGATAATGCATCTCCTATTGACATTATTTATTATCTTCTAGGAAATTGGCTTGCAGGAGTAAGAGGAGCTACTATTTAATGAATTTTGATAAAATACAAAATAAAGCTATTTCTGTAATGAATAACTTACTAAATAGTAGTATTGAAACTACTATTATATATAAAATGTTTATATCAAATACTTATAATGATTCAACTGGAATGAATGAATCAACGTACTCTGAGTACGAAATAGATGCAATAAAAATGGATGCCGCATTACAAGCACAAATAGCTTCTTCTATGCTTGCTGGAGTTGGATTTGGGGCAGGAGAAATTCATTATCTTATCAAAGCTTCTGATATGCCAAGAACAAATATTTATAGTCCTGACGTACTAAAGGATTTTATATCTGATGACGGAGAAGAAAAACAAATAAAAATGGCTCAACTTTTAATGAAAACTTTTGTAAAGTTACAAATATGAAAAAATTTTCTGATCAAATTAAAAATTCTGTTAACAAATATAATTTTTTAATTACAAAAATTTTTCAGAATTCTTGTTATCAAATATCAGAAGATATTGCAACAAACAGTCCTGTTTCTACAGGAACCTTATTAGGACAATGGTCTCCTAATAATAATTCTATTAATAATTATTCTTTTAAAGGCGGACCATCCGCATGGGATAAAGGAGAAAAAAACGAAGCCATTGCTGCTGCCAATAAAATAACAGCTCTTTCTAATTTATTACCAAGAATTACTTCTATAACAAGTAATTTATCAAAAAAAGATACTTATTATTTTACTAATGATACAGAATATATAAAACAAGCAGAATATGATGGTTGGG